CACGTCGTGGTGTTGTTGACAACGCTATTGCAATTGGGTATATTGATGCAGCCACCGGCGAATTCCAACAGATCAACGTTGGACAAGGCTTACGTGATGTGCTGTATGAAAACGACATCAATCCAATTACATTCATCCCAGGTGTTGGTATTACCAACTTTGGTAACAAGACCACAACTAGTGTTACTAGTGCGCTGGATCGTATCAACGTATCACGTTTGGTTGCGTTCTTGCGTGGCAGACTTGAAGAAATTGGTAAACTGTATTTGTTTGAACCCAATGACGACATTACCCGCGCTGAAATTACTAACACAGTTAACTCATTAATGATTGACTTGATAGCAAAACGCGGTATCTATGACTACTTGGTGGTTTGTGACTTGAGTAACAATACTCCAGCACGTATTGACCGCAACGAGTTGTGGGTTGACATTGCTATTGAACCAGTGAAAGCCGTGGAGTTTATCTATATTCCATTGCGTATCAAGAACACTGGTGAAATATCAGGACAAGCAGCCTAATGAAAGTGGTGGGTGATTTTTCGCCCACCAATTCAGGTAAATAAACGTAACAGGAGATACCTACAAAATGTCTAGTTCATCACTATCAAGAATGTCAGTCCCACTGGGAGGCCAGGCTGATCAGGGCTTGTTGATGCCTAAACTCAAATATCGCTTCCGCGTATTTTTTGAGAACTTTGGCGTGGCAAAACCCACAACAGAATTAACCAAACAAGTAATGACCTTTGCAAGACCTAATTTGAGTTTTGAAGAAGTCACTATTCCAATTTATAACTCAACACTGAAGTTGGCCGGTAAACCTACCTGGGCCGATGTTGCTTGCGAAATTCGTGACGACGCTGCTGGTTCAGTTAGCAAGTTGGTCGGCGAGCAAATGCAAAAGCAAATGGACTTCTTAGAAATGGCCTCAGCCAGTTCTGGCATTGACTATAAATTCTTAACACGTATTGAAATCCTCGACGGCGGCAACGGTGCTTCTGATCCAGTGGTTCTTGAAACATGGGAATTGTATGGTTGCTACCTGAAGTCAGCAGACTACGGTCAATTGAGTTATGCTGAAAGCGCAGTTGTCACAATCAACTTGGGCATTGCGTATGATAACGCCAACCAAATTCCATCTGGCTCCAACGGTGCTGGCATCGGTGGTGCTATTGGCCGAACATTAGGCGACATTGTTACAGGTGCTGGTACAACTAGCTAATAACTAATGTCATTAGCTACATTTGGTCAGCAGATCTTTCAAGGATTCACCGCAGTCAATGGACTGCGTGGATACGATCATGCTAACAGAGTCTTTACCCCCAATGGTTATGAACTAAAGCCACGCTTTAAGTTTTTGTTCCATGTGGCGTTTACAATCAACACCGCACAAATTCCTGCCTTGCGTGGCGCACTTGGATTGACTGATATTTCTAATATTAGTTTATTGGTCAAAACAGTCGACTTGCCCAAGTATACCATTGCTACAGAAACTCTAAACCAATACAATCGTAAACGTGTGATTCAGACCAAGATCAATTATGATCCAGTGAACATCACATTCCACGATGACGGGTCAGACTTGATTCGTAACATGTGGTACAACTACTACAGTTACTACTACAAAGATGCAAGCCAGAGCTACGGGTCTACCAATAGCACAAATGGTAGCATGGGTGCTGAAGGCAATGGCACAAAAGGATTTGGCTATAGTGGCCGAGACATTTACAACCAAGACCGTATGGGCGGTGTTAATGATTGGGGCTACATTGGCGAATCAATCAACGATGGCACAACCAGTTCGTCAGGCAAGCCTCCGTTCTTTACAGACATAAGAATTTTTGGATTTGATTATCAACACAAGTATGCAGAGTATGTGTTGATTAATCCGTTGATTTCGAACTGGAGCCACGACACATATGATTATAGTCAGGGCAATGGCCTGATGCAACACTCAATGACTATTGCCTACGAAACAGTGAAATACAAACAAGGCGCTCCTAATACACAAGCACCTGGCTTTGCTAACGCCGCACATTACGACACAACTCCAAGTCCATTGGCTCGTGTGGGCGGCTTATCTACCATTCTTGGTCAAGGCGGATTAATCGATGCCGCAGGCGGCATTGCAGAAGACTTACAATCTGGCTCAGTACTAGGCCTTATTGGCGCGGCACAAAAAGCTGGTACAGTTTACAATACCTTTAAGGGTAAAAATCTCAAGAGTATTGCAATGGCAGAAGCCACAGCCCTTGGCACAGAAGTTATTCAAGGCAGCTTGCCCGGAGCAGTAAGAAGCGTGGCCAGCAAAGCTGACGGATTCTTCTTTCCAACAGCCACCGCAGCTCGCAACCAAGCCACAGTCAATCGAATCAATAACAATCAACCAACAGGCGGTGGTGTATGAGCACAGTAAATTACGCAAATTACAAAAAAGATCTCACAGTCAGAGTGTTTGATAGTTTCTACGACTATGACACCAACGTTCCTGCAGAAGAATATGACATAGTGTATTCGTACTTTTCCAGCGTGATGCCTAGAAAAGCCGCAGGTAACTTTACTGTGAGTTTGTTTAGAGTTGCAGAAGACACCAACATTCCTGTGCTGACACTGTTGCAAGCCATGCAAGGACAAGCTGGGTTAAATTTAAATGCCAGTCTTGCTTACTATATGAACATGATTCGTAGTAGAGCCACACTACTCGGCATCAATGCTAGTTCAACACCTAATCAATACGCCGCACGCCTGGTAATACAATGAGTCGATGGGCGCAAGGTCAGTACATAGTACAAAATCCTTCTAAATATGTAGGACGAGGAGTTCCTCGTTATAGATCTGGGTGGGAACACAGCTTCATGCGTTTTTGCGACACCAACGACAATGTGTTGCAATGGGCCAGCGAAAGCATTGCTATACCTTACATGAATCCAGTAACAGGCAAGAAAAGTAACTATGTTCCTGACTTCCTGATCACTTATCGCCAAAAGGATAACACTGTTCGAGCTGAGCTAATTGAAATTAAACCCAAAAAGCAAAGTGTTATTGAAAGCAAAATGAGCAGTCGTGATCGTGCTGTAGTAGCAGTTAACTACGCCAAATGGGGAGCCGCCCAGAAGTGGTGCGCCCGCCAAGGACTTACTTTTAGAGTAATCACAGAAAACGATATGTTTTCCAACGGTCGCAACTGATCCATAAATATCCGCATGACGCGGAAACTAGAAGAACTTTTTGACTTACCATCTTCGGTTGAAATTGAAACTGAAGATGAAATCCCTACCATTGAAGAAACACGAGCTCAATTGGTTGTGATAGATGAGGCCATTAACAAGATTGACTCGGCACTGCCAGCTGTTAAAGATTTAAGTGCCAGCGATACTGAGATGGACGAACTGGCAGACTTGGCCAAAGACAGCTATAAAGATCTCATGGATCTTGGCATGCAAGTTGACTCACGGTTTGCTAGCGAGATATTCAATGTAGCGGGCACTATGCTAGGCCATGCTATCACTGCTAAAACCGCTAAAATGAACAAGAAACTCAAGGTTATTGATCTACAGTTGAAGAAAATGCGACTGGATCAACAAACTCCGGCTGACGAACAGATAGCTACAGCACAAGGTCAAGTGTTGAATCGAAACGATTTATTGGAACGTTTACTTAAAGGTAAAGACCAAAATAACGGAAAAGTATAAATATACAATAGGATACTGACATGAAACCATTTGCAAAATATCTATTAGAAAGTGACCGCACTTATGCGTATCGCATCAAAGTAGTGGGCGATATACCCAAGGACTTCTTCAAACAATTTGAAGAAAAACTCAGCCAATTTGACATTGCCAAAATGTCAACTCCAAAGAGTACTCCAGTCCGTGCTGTGATCCCTGACTTTCCTGCTTTCCCTAACCAATCTGTAACACGAGTGGATGTAGAGTTTAAGTACCCTGCAATTGAACCACAGATCAAACAGATTGCTAGATTGTTGGGACTAGATGAAAATCGTATTGTGATGATGACCACACCATACGAAGAAAGTCTAGACACTGAGTCAGTCAAGATTACAGACCAAAACAAAGACTTGTTGGATGATCCAGATTATCCTGCAGATGACAAATTGCAAAAGAATCTCAAGAAAGACTATTCGGCAGAACCACACAACCACGTGGTACTGAAGAATGCCTATCGTTCAAACTTTTCTGTAGCCGGTGGTAAGACTCCGCCTGCTAAAACCTCTAATGATTTGCCAATGGGAACCAAGAGCCCAATGACCAATATAAAGAGACCACCCAAGCCTGCTACTGGCGCAAAAACAAGAGGATAATACAATGACATTTTTCTATGACTTAAACAAACGCCTGGCCGCTGTTAATGACAAGCCAGAAACAACACAACTCAATGAGCGCGACATGGGCAAGCACAACAATGCTACAACCGGTTTCAAAGCACTGGCTGCAAAGACCAATGACAAGATTGCTGGAGCACAATTTCAGAAGATGAAAAAAGCTGGACAGTTAGAAGGTGCTTATCAAGCTGGTCCAGACAAGAGTCAGATCCCTGCTGTGAATCGTCCAGGCAACAAAGTTACATTGCAAGACCTTGACAAGGAACGCACACAGAGCCCAACAAGTCCAGAAGGCTTGAAACGTGCTCAGCAACAGTTGGGCAAACAAAGTCCCATCAAAGAAAAAATGAATCCTGCCAAGCAAAAATCATTTGCGGCCCTGGCTCCTCCAAAAGACAAAATTACTTTTGCTGACAAGATTGCTGGCGCCAAGAAAGAAGTCGACGAGATGCTCGGTGATGTGGCTGCCGAAGCAATGAAGTCAGCACTCAGTGGCGGTCAAAAGAAACTAGACAAAAACGACAACGGCAAACTAGATGCCAACGACTTTGCTATGTTACGCAAAGGTGGTAAAAAACCCACACAAGAAGCAAATGACGACAATGCGTTTACTGCACACAAGCGACCACGTGATCACACACCCAAAGTTGGTGATGTAGAACATGGATCCAAACACGACATTGAACACACTGCCACAGGCCGTAAAGTAACACGTCGCACTGATGACCAAGGTATCTCTGTTGGTTCAGAAACTGACGACGAAGGTAATGCACAAGAAAAACGCAGTCGTGGTCGTCCAAAGGGTCCTGCTAAGGGCACAGAACGTGTGACTAGCAAAGCTACCAAGCACAAAGGCGAGCGCGAGAAAAAAGGATCCGCTGGATCAGTTTCTGATTCTGGAAAAGAATTGCAAGGATTCATGATTGGTAACAAGCCAAAAAATAATCCAGGCAAAGTAAGTGTTAGAAACAAAATGAAAGAAGGCGATGCTGATCCAACAGACAACGATTCTGGTGATTTAAAAGCAGCCATGGCGTTGTTGAAGAAAGCTGGTTACAAGGTTTCTAAATCTGAAGAAAAAGAAAGCACTGCTGATCGTGACGACCATGCAGAACAAGCTGGCAAGAAATTTACAAAAGACGTTGAGGCTGTAGAAAAGAAGCCTAAGAAGAAAGAAAAAACCGAAGAAGCAGGCGGAACAGGAACTCCTACCGCAAGCAGTGGCTTTGGCTACGGCAAAGGCATTTACGATAGTTTAAATCGCGATGTCGAAAACGCCATTAACGAATCAATGCAACAACTGTCAGAGTCAATGAGTGTTAACATGAGTGACTCGTCTGAAGGCGGTAAGAGCCTGACTATCACTGCCACTGACGAAGATGCATTAAAGCTAGCAACATTGTTGAAGTCAGCAGGCCTAGGCGGCGGAGACGCACACGGGCATGACGAAGGTTGTTCATCATGCGGTCAATCACCATGTGGCTGCGAAGGCGAAGTAGAGATTGACGAAGTGTCAATGAATGAGCCAGACTATCCTACCAACACAGAAACAGGTAGTTCAATGCAGTACAGTGGCGGTCTTGATGGTCCTAAGTCAACTGGACAATCAACGTTGACAGGCGGTGGCATACCAAATCTGGATGCAGATCGCCAAGACAGTTATGCTGAAGCAGAAGAAGATGCTATCAAACGCATGATGGAAATGGCCGGAATCAAAGAAGCCAAGAAGCCTGACTTCCCAGACATTGACAACGATGGCGACAAGAAAGAAACCATTGAGAAAGCTCTTCAAGACAAAGAAGAAAAGAAAGTAGACGAAGGCATCTTGGCCTCTACTCGTGCTTTATGGAAAAAATACCAGGATTAATATTATGAAACTTTATACAGAAGTAGCAAATGAATTGGCCAATCGCCAAGCAAATGCATACACACCGCCTGCTATTCCACAAGTCAAACAGACTGCTGTAGAAATTCCCGGAGTGATGTATCAGGCACGTGAGTTGTTCCAACCAGTGGTCAGTCAACCTAACCAGGATACAAAATAATGGCCAATGTATACACCACACTTTCTAACACAACAGTCTACACAGACAAGTTGCAAATTTCTACTGGTAATACTGCTGTGACGTGTCAAGTGTATGCTGTGGCCCTGGGTACAGCCAATGCTGTTGGCAACTTGTATTCTGCAGCCATTAACATTCCTGCCAACACAGTATTTGAAACATATTCGGGTGCAGGTAACAAGGTTACTATTGCAGGGTCAAATTGGACAGCACTAGAACTAGGCACAGCAAGTTCCGCTACCGCAGGCGTAATAGGTGCAGGTAGCTGATGAGAGCAAATGAGTTTATCCAAGAGTCAAGAGGTAAAATTACTCAACGCCAACAGAACTCCACTGTTGGCTTAAATTTATTTTTTGACCCATCACGCACTGACAGCACATACACGCTAAATCGTGTGATGATGGCAGTGGCATCTACTGACGGAACATTTGTTCCTGATCTTGATGGCGAATCCTGGATAGGCAAAGATCGTAGTGCTCACCCTTACACCGAAGAAGAACAACAAATGTTGATCAAAGGTTACAAGGCAGCTGGCGCCGAGTACAAAGATCTAAACAAAGGCGATCTAAAAAGTGAAGAACATCCAGCGGTGAATACCACTAGCCCGATGCAATCATTTAAAGGCTACCCAAGATGAGAGCCCGTGAGTTCCTGGGCGAACAAAAGTTGCCTCCTGAGCAAGCAGACCCAATGAATCATGTGTTTATATTACCTGGTGTACAATCTAGTGATCCGTACCAGATATATCGACTAGGTGTAGCAATGGCCCGAGCACGTAGTGATGCTGGCACAGACAAAATACCTAACATGCCGCCCTGGGCCGCAGAAGCGGCATTTGGAGAAGATGCAGTGATTGGTGGATTTAATGGCAGTGTTGGACCAATAATTGATCAAGCATTAAAAATGTCTGGCTTGCCTGCTAAAAAAGTACAGGTAAGCACACCAAATAGCTTAGAACCTAATTTAGTAAATCGCAAAAGTCCAGTTACCCCTTTCAAAGGCTACCCACGTTAAATCTGGGTAACTAAATATCTAATGAAACAAATCTTAATTGCGCTGTTGCTAGCAGCCTCTAATCTAGCGCATGCATGGGAACAACGCCCGCCTCTTCCACCACAAGCATGTCAAGTACACATCCCTTATGGCTTTGCACAAACGCAAAGACCCACACAACCCATTTGTCGTGAAGCATACTTTGTGGCATACGATGCTCCTGTAAAGATTCCCGCTTACGTTGCGTATACGCTAACTCCTCCTAACGCCTTGGGATGCTGGCCAAGAACAAATGCTTTCGTAGCAGACCGCTCAGTTGCCAACGGCGCCAAGCCCGATGACTATGCTGGCACAGGCTATGACAAAGGGCATGCCGCTCCAGACGGTGACTTATCATGGAGCGAGCAAGTTGAATACGAATCATTTCTGATGACCAACATGTATCCACAACACGGGTCACTTAATCGTGGCATATGGAAACTGTTAGAAACAAGTATCCGTGGATGGGCAGTACAACGCAATCAACCCTACACAATTTATGTAGGCGCTATGTACGGCAAAGGTGACGAATCAATTGGCAACGGAGTTATTGTGCCGCATGGTTATTATAAGATTGTAATCAACAATGCCACTAAAGAAATTGCTGGCTGGGCATTTCCACATACAAAACCCTATGTTAACCTAGGCAATGACTTGACCAAGTTTAGATTGCCTGTCAGTCAAATACAAACTCAAGCAGGTGTTGCATACAAATTTCCAGCAAATGCTAAAGAAATCCCACCAGGTGCTGAATGGCCAGTAGACTACGGTGCATTGACCAACGCTAAACGTGCCAAGTGCGGCAAGAACGCAGAATAATTGACCCCTGGTATCAGGCACGTAAATAACTGCATGTCTGATACTTTCTATTGTGCCGCACCTTGGCGTGGCCTACACATAAATCCCCGTGGTGATGTTAAAACTTGTTGTGCAGGTGATCCTAACATGCTGGGCAACTTGAACACCAACAACATCATTGAAATACTCAACGGAGATCTACTGCAAGAAATTCGCGGTAGCATTGCACAAGGCAAGCCACACAAGTATTGCTCTAACTGCGTACAAGCAGAACGATTTGGCGCCGACTCTGAGCGCAAATGGCACAACGATCAAAACCAAGATTTAGATTATACGACTGCCGGATCACTGTACCACTATCCTGTTATAGTGGACGTGAGATGGAATACCACCTGTAACCTTTCATGTAACTACTGTAGTGAATGGGCCAGTT